GCAAACGCTTACCGAGTCATTTATTATAACAGGTTGTATAGATAAGGTATCTTCAGTTGATACTAAATTGATTAAAAATCATATATTGTCTAATTTTACATTAGACGCTAGATATAATGACGATCAATATTGGTACATGAAAGACTATGTAAAGGTACCTTATCATCAACATATACAATGGACACAAGATTATTTAAGAGATCATTACCGAAGTGATTTTGGAAAATGTTTGGTTCCTACACCTGTTGATAGTATAAGAGGTATTGTACAACAAACAGGTGAAAATGTAAATACTCATCATAATGTCAAAGATTGGCATTTAGGTGAATCACCAGAAGTTAGTTGTTTATACACGGTGGCGACAGGTAAAGAAAAATCTTATGTAGTATTTGAATATGATGATGGAAGAAATAAACATAGAAGATGGAAAGTTCCTTTAGAACAAGACCAATTTATTTTGTTTTCTTCTCATTTAAATCACTATATTACACATAATAAAAACAAAGATTTTTTAGTAAACTTGTCTTTACATTTTCAGTTAATATAGATAAATAATAGAGTAAGAGAGAGTTTAATGGCAATAACAAAATTACCAAGATCAGGTATCGCAGATAATTCTATAAATGCTTCTAAAATAGAAGACGGAACTATTGCGATTGCTGAAGTATCTGGTACTATTTCAAATGCTAAAATAAAAGATGGTGAAATTGCTAATGCTAAACTCTCCAACTCTACAATTACAGTTAGAGGTACCTCAAGAGCTTTAGGTACTTCATTTTCTATAGGTGTTGATGTAGATTGGCAATCAATCGTAGTATCAGATGGATCAACTGTGACTACAATGGCCGCCGGAAAAGGTTATTTTGTTAATAATACAAGTGCCGCAGGCATAGTCAAATTACCTGCAGCTGCTTCTATAGGAGATACTATTGCAATCAAAGATTACGCTGGTAACTTTGGTACAAATAATTTAACTATTCAAAGAAATGGTCATAACATACAGGGTGTCGTTAATGATAGTTTAATATCAACTAATAGAGCATCAGTAGTTTTAGTCTATGTAGATTCCACAAAAGGTTGGTTGTATACCAATGAACATAATGTTGCTGATTTAGTAAAATATGTTGTCGCTACAGGAGGTACAGTCACAACATCAGGTAATTTTAAAATTCACAAATTTACAGGTGACGGTAATTTTGTAGTTACTAGTTCTGGAATTGTAGATTATTTAGTTGTAGGAGGTGGAGGAAGTGGTGGTGTTGGAAGTTCAGACCTCGGTGGCTCAGGAGGTGGAGCAGGTGGTTATAGAGAATCACATTCAGCTCCAATATCAGGACCTTATACAGCAAGTCCATTAGCAACCCCTACATCTTTATCAGTATCTGCTCAAACATACCCTATAACAATAGGAGCAGGTGGAACTTCTTCAAGCGGAAATTCTTATCCTGGTGTAAACTCAGGTTCAAATTCTTCTTTTTCTACCATAACATCACATGGTGGAGGTCACGGGTCAAATTTTTATATGGATCAACCACCAGGTAGAATTACAGGTGCAGCTGGAGGTTCTGGTGGAGGTAGTGGATATGGTGCTTCTGCAGGTTCAGGAAATACACCTCCTGTTAGTCCACCTCAAGGAAATAGTGGTGGAACTTGGATTTACCCAGCAAAAGTAGGTGGTGGTGGAGGTGCCGGTGCCGTTGGGGGAAATGGTAATCCAGGAACTGCCTGTACAGGTGGTAATTCAGGTGCTGGTGGTGCAGGCACATATACAGAAATTGTAGGTACGTGTACAGGTTATGCTGGTGGAGGTGGTGGAGCAGGCGGGGGTTATCCATACTTCAATGTAAGTGCAGGTGCTGGTGGCGCAGGTGGAGGAGGAGCAGGAGGAGCAGGAGGTAGTAATGCTGGAACTGCAGGAACTGCAAACACTGGAAGTGGTGGAGGTGGACGAGGTTCTACAAAAACTTACTCTAATCCGGCTAACCTATCAGGAGCAAATGGAGGCTCAGGAATAGTAATTATAAGATACAAATATCAATAGGGAAACATTATAAATATATAAAAGAGAATTAACATGGCAATAGACAAAATAGGATCAAAAGCATTATTAGATTGTTCAGTAGCGGCAGCTGATATAGCACCAGGTACAATAACAACTGCTAAACTAGCGGGTAGTATCACAAACGCAAAACTAGCAAATTCAACTGTAACTATAAATGGTACAGCAATCGCACTAGGTGCATCTGCGTCTATTAATGCAATATCTTGGCAATCTGTTGTTGTGTCAGATGGATCAACTGTAACTACAATGGTCGCAGGTAGAGGTTACTTTGTAAATAATACAAGTGCCGCAGGTATTGTTAAATTACCTATATCAGCGAGTGCTGGTGATACAGTCGCCATCAAAGATTACGCAGGTAACTTTGCCACAAATAAACTAACTATACAAAGAAACGGACACAATATTCAAGGTGTCGCTAATAATAGTGAGATCGGCACAAATAGAGCAAGTGTTCAATTAGTTTATATTGATGCCACAAAAGGTTGGTTATACACTAACGAATCAAATGTTGGTGGCTTAACAAAACCTCTTTTTACAGAAGCAACTGGAGGTACAGTTACTACATCAGGAGATTTTAAAATTCATACCTTTACAGGCGATGGTAACTTTGTCGTACCACAAGTAGGTAATAGCTCATTAACTCCCACAGGAGGACCTGCTACTGTTTCTTATTTAGTTGTTGCTGGTGGTGGTAGTGGTGGAAAAGATGGTGGAGGCGGCGGTGGAGCAGGTGGTTTTAGAGAAGGTAGAGATATTAGTCCTTCTTACACAGCATCACCTATAGTAAATTCATCAGGTTTAACAATTTCAGCACAAACATATCCTGTCACAGTTGGAGGAGGTGCAGCAGCGCCTACTTCTCCTGGAATAGGGGTGAATGGATCACCCTCAGTATTTTCAACTATAACGTCTGCTGGTGGTGGCGGTGGAGCATTAGGAGGTGGTGGTGGTGCTGGTGGAGTTGCAGGCGGTTCAGGAGGTGGTGGAGGAGCCACACCAGGAACTCCTTATTCTGGAGGTGCTGGTAATACTCCTCCTGTAAGTCCATCTCAGGGTAATGCTGGAGGAAGTGGTGGTTCAGGAACAGGAAACGCTGGCGGTGGTGGTGGTGGTGCAAGTGCTACTGGAGGTAATGGAGTAAAATCTGGTCCAAGCAGAAATGGAGGACCTGGAGGAAATGGAATAGCAACATCTATAACAGGATCATCTGTCACAAGAGCTGGCGGTGGTGGTGGTGGTGGTGTTGAAGGAGCACCTGTTAGTGGAGGATCTGGTGGTGGTGGAGCAAGTGGTGGGCCAGGAAACTCTGACCCTGGAGATGCTGGTACAGCAAATACAGGTGGCGGCGGTGGAGGAGGATCTTCATCTTCACCTAATGCTGGCGGTGCTGGTGGTAAAGGTGTTGTTATCATAAGATACAAATTCCAGTAGTTTTTAACCATATATCACTTATAAATATAGAGATAAGGAGATAATATGGCCGTCACACAAAGTCAAAACATTAATTTAGTCGTAGATCAAGGCGCAGATTTTAGTAAGAATTTAACTGTCACTACAGATGGATCAACTGCTTACGATATATCTGGTCGTACTTTTAATGCGCAGATGAGGCCATCTTATGATTCCTCTACTTTAACAGCAACTTTCACAGCGTCAATAGTTACAGCAGCATCAGGTATATACAAATTACAATTGACAGATACCGTCACTAAAAATATTAGTGCTGGTAGATATGTTTATGATGTAATGATTACACTTGCTGATTCAACTATTGAAGTTGTACAAAAGGGAATAGTAACAGTCAATCCTAGAGTGACACAACTATAATGAATGAGTTACAAGAATTTTTTAATTCTGTAGCCAAAGAAAAGAAGAAGTTAGAAGAAGAAAAGATACGATTTACACCAAGAGTAAATATTGATCTTTCAAAAGACTTATCTAGTTTTTTTGGTACAGTATCAGAGGCAAAGAGAGAACACGTTATCATAGCGAAACGTGAGTCTACAAAGTTAGATGCACTACAAGGTTTCTTTAATAGACTAGATCAATTTGAATCAGCACTACAAGAAAATATTGAAAAACAAAAAGAAGATGATTATAAAGATACAGAATCATATGATATTGAACAAATAGAAAAAGAAAAAACTGAGAGTGAAACTAAACAAGAAGAATTAGAACCAATTGTAGAAACTATACAAAAGGTTGAAGAAGTAAAAGAGGTTGAACAAGTTGAAGTTAAACCTGTAAATTACTTCAGTAAGAAAACAAGACCTGAGCCTAGAGTTGAAGAAACAGATGTCAACTCATTAGCGCAGGCGATGTCAGGTTTAATTAAGAAACCTGAACAATTAGATGAACAGCCACAGATAAGTGATTTAGAGAAACTACAAAGAGAGTTTACTCAATTTAAGAAATTAGTTAGTATGCAGATGGCTTCAATAGGTGGTGGTGGTGAAGTACGACTTTTAAATTTAGATGACGTTGATACAAGCTCACTTGGTAATGGTAAATTTTTAGTATTTAATAGTACGACACAAAAATTAGAATTTACAGACCAAGTGGACGGTAATTAATGGCAATAAAGATAAAACTAAAAAGATTTACAGCTGCTTCAGGTGACCCAACTACAAGTGATTTAGAGTCAGGTGAAGTCGGTATCAATCCAGTACAAAAGAAAATATTTGTAAACAATAGTGGTACTATTGTGGCATTAGGTTCTGCTGATTTCTCAGCAGTAGACCAAGACATAATACCTGATTCAAATAATACTAGAAGTTTAGGTAGTGCATCTAAACGTTTTTCAGATTTATTTCTATCTGGTCAAACAATTAACCTTGGTGGTGCAACGATTAGTTCAGATGGTACAGGTACAGTATCAGTATCAGCAGCGGGTGTGACTTTACCAGCAGGTTCAAAAGCTGGTACAAATAAGATCGCTGTCGCAGTAACAGGTTCAGGTGGTACGGAACAAGCGGCGACTGTCGTACCTTTCTTTTCAAAGGCCGGTGGTCTATCAACTGCCAATACAAACTTTAACTTTAACTCAGTCGTAGATGACAAATTTGTTTATACAGGATCAAAGTCATTTTTATTGTCAAATGGGAGTAATTTATCAGATAGTAATATCACACTATTTCAATTCTAATAAATAGACAAGAGAGAGAGAATTATGTCAGCAAAAACACCAATAAGAACAGTATTTAACGAGAGTAACGTTGCCACAGGTTTGGCAGAGTTTCAATCTGGTGAGTTCGTACCTCTATCTCATGGTGGTATAGGTGCTGCGTTATCTATTGGTTCTGCTGGTCAAGTATTAAAAGTAAACTCAGGCGCAACAGCGCTAGAGTTTGGTGCTGTTGAAGCGATAGTAAATATTGATGGCGCAACAGATTTAACAGGTAATACATTAGCGTCAACAGATAAATTATTAGTATCAGATGGTGGTACTGAGGGTAGAGCAAATTTATCTCAAATAGGACCAGCGTTAGCTAATGTTCCTAATTCAGCATTAACAAATTCAACTATAAATTTTGGTGGTGTTTCGTTAGCATTAGGTGCGAGTGATACAACACCAGCATTTGATTTATCTGACGCAACTTCATACCCTACTTCATCTTTAACTGGTACAATTACTAATGCTCAACTTGCCGGTTCTATCGCTAACGCAAAATTATCTAACTCTACTGTTACTATAGGTACTACATCAATAGCACTAGGTGCAAGTAATACTACTATCGCAGGTATATCAAACTTAACTGCGGGTGGTATTAATATAACAGGTAACTCTATTACATCAGCTGATTCAACTATTATTGAAATGGGTGAAGGATTATCTGTAACAGGAAACTTAACTGTCTCTGGTAACTTTACCGTATCTGGTACTACAACAACAGTATCATCTACAAACACCACACTAGCAGATCAATTCATAGAATTAGGTACAGGTAGAACAGGATCAGCATCAGGTGACGCTGGTATTGTTATTGAAAGAGGTAATGACGCAAACGCAATCATAGGTTTTGATGAAAGCGAAGATGAGTTTACTGTTGGTACAGGTACATTTACAGGTAGTTCAACTGGCAATCTTACAATCACAAAAGGTACTTTTTCAAGTGCGGCAAATAGAATTTACAATGGTAGTAATTATGTAGCGTTAGTATCACCAAGTCTATCAGGTAATGTGACATTAACTTTACCTAATAATGATGGTGACGCAAACCAACTACTAGCCACAGATGGTAGTGGTAATTTAAGTTTCATATCAGCAACAGCTGCGTCAGGCGCAGGTCTTTCAGATTTATCAGATGATAGTTCACCAAGTCTAGGTGGTAATTTAGATATGAATGGTAATGACATCATTACATTATCAAATGGTAATATAGATTTACTTCCTCATGGCACTGGTAAAGTTATTATGGATGGTAATGGTAGTTCAGGCGGTGTTAGTGTATCAGATGGTCTTATTGATATTAGAACAGGTACAGGTAATGTAGCAAAAGTTAAATTTTATTGTGAGACTGGAAATGCTCACGCACAAACACTACAAGCGGCACCACACTCTGCTGGTAGTTCTGCAGTATTAACATTACCAACAGCGACAGGTACTTTAGTAGGTACAGGTGATACTGGTTCAGTCACAAATACTATGTTAGCTGGTTCAATCGCAACAGCAAAACTTGCTGGTAGTATAACAAACGCAAAATTATCTAATTCAACAATTACAATACAAGATGATAGTTCAACACAAGACGCAGTTGCGTTAGGTGAGACTTTAATTTTTGAAGGTGGATCAGGTGTTACAACAACAGTAACAGATAATAAAGTATCAATCGCAACTGATGGTTCTATTGTAACTGAAACATCTACTGATACATTAACAAACAAAACTTTAACAAGTCCTGTTTTAAACACAGGCGTTAGTGGTACTGCAATTAAAGATGAAGACAATATGGCAAGTAACTCTAATACTCACTTGGCAACTCAACAATCTATCAAGGCATATGTAGATGCTGTAACAACTTCACTTAATGCACAAGATTTAGATTTTCAAGGTGATAGTGGTGGAGCATTAAATATTGATTTAGATACAGAAGTTTTAGATATTGCTGGTGGTACTGGTATAGACACTTCTGGTTCAGGTAATACACTAACAGTAGCAATTGATAGTACGGTAACAACATTATCAGGCACTCAAACACTTACAAACAAAACTTTAACTAGTCCAAAAATAAATGAAGATGTGGCAGTCACAGCGACAGCAACAGAAATCAATCTATTAGATGGTGTTACAGCGACAACTGCTGAGTTAAATCACACCGATGGAGTGACTAGTAATATTCAAACACAATTAGATACAAAGGCGTCTAACGCCTTCGCTATTGCTCAAGCAGTCGCACTAGGATAGGATATAAATAGTATTATGGCAACACCAAGCACAAGAGAAACATTAAAACAATACGCTTTGAGAGCGTTAGGGAAACCTGTAATTGATATAAATGTTGATGATGACCAACTAGAAGATAGACTAGACGAGGCATATCAATATTACGCACAATATCACTATGATGGTATTAGAAGAACATATTTAAAATATCAATACACACAAACAGATTATGATAGAATAACTGTAGACGGATCAAACGAAACTGCAACTAAAAATTCTGTATCAACAACTTATAAAGAAGGACAAAATTTTATTATTGTTCCTGAATCAGTTGTATCTGTAATTAACTTATTTCCGTTTTCTAATAAAGGTAATTTAAACTTATTTGATGTAAGATACCAATTAAGATTAAATGATCTTTATGATTTTTCTTCTACCTCTGTTATTAACTATGATAATGTATTAAGACATTTAGATTTTTTAGACCACATACTTGTAGGTGAAAAACCATTAAGATTTAATCAGAATGATAATAGATTATATATTGATATGGATTGGAAAAATGATATAGCAGTAGGTGAATACCTAGTTATAGAGTGTTATAGAAAATTAGACCCTACTACTTTTACAGATGTAAATGATGATTTATTTTTAAAAAGATATGTAACAGCTTTATTCAAAAAACAATGGGGCGCAAACTTATCAAAGTTTAATGGTGTTGCTATGTTAGGTGGTGTTACTTTAAATGGTCAACAAATTTATTCTGAAGCGTTATCAGATATAGAAAAACTAGAAACAGAGTTAAGAACAACTTACGAATTAAACCCAGCACTAATGATAGGATAATGCCATGCCAGTTAATCACTACTTCCAAGATGGCAACGGCATAGGAAATACAGCCGAGAAAAGATTATACGAAGATTTAATCATTGAAGGTCTAAAGATATATGGCCAAGATGTTTATTACTTACCTAGAACAATCGTAAATAGAGATTTAATTTTAGGCGAAGATATGTTGTCTAAATTTTCATCTGCGTTATTACTTGAAGCGTATATGGAAACAACTGAAGGTTTTGCTGGTGAACAAGAGATAGTTAATAAGTTTGGTTTAGAGATCAGAGAAGATACAACTTTTATGATCGCCAAGAAAAGATTTAATCAAGCAGTAGATGAAAAAGCTACTTTAGTAAAAGAAGGTAGACCAAACGAAGGTGATATAATTTATATGCCTTTAATGAATAGTTTTTTTGAGATACAGTTTGTACAAGACCAAGAGCCTTTCTTTCAACTAGGTCAACTACCAGTTTATAAACTAGTATGTACTAGATGGGAATATAGTTCAGAAGAATTAAATACAGGTGTAGGTACAATTGATAGTGCTGAAGATCAATATAGTTTAGATATGTTGGCTCATCAATTTACTTTAGAGAATGAAGTAGGATCGTTACAATTAGAAAACGATAGTGCAAGTGGTGATGCAAACTATCTATTACTTGAAACTTATGACTTACAAACTCAATCAAATTATGCACAAAATAATGATTTAGATTCACAAGCCGGTTTTGATACATCATCAACAACAGATGATATATTAGATTTTACAGAACGTAACCCATTTGGAGAGGTTGACTTTTAATGTTTGGAACATATTTTTACAATGAGAGTATGAGAAGAATGACCATAGGGTTTGGTCAAATTTTTAATAACATACAAATCAAAAGACGAGATAGTGCTGGTAACATTACTCAATCTATTAAAGTGCCTTTAGCATATGCACCAAAAGAAAAATTTTTAGCCAGACTAGATGCGCAACCAAGTTTACAAGAAAGAGAATTTGCTGTGACTTTACCTCGTATGAGTTTTGAGATTTCAGGTATTTCATATGACTCTAGTAGAAAATTAACTAGAGTACAAAAATTTAAACACGTTAAGTCTGGCGCAGATGGTAAGGTATTAAATTATAATTATACTCCTGTGCCTTATAATATATCTTACAAGTTATATACTTTTACAGCGAGTGCAGAGGCAGGTCTACAAATCATAGAACAAATATTACCTTTCTTTCAACCGGACTTTACTGTAACTGTAAATGCGATACCAGAATTAGATATAAAGAGAGATATACCAATCGTTTTAAATAGTGTTGATTATGAAGACACTTATAGTGGTGACTTTTCACAAAGAAGAGCTGTAATATATACATTAGGATTTACTGCGAAGACTTATCTATTTGGCCCTGCGTCAACTCAAAAAGTTATCAAAACAACACAAACAGATACTTACATGGATACAGATACAACTAATAAAGCAAGAGAAATGAGAATTACAATCACACCTAATCCTACATCAGCAGACGCAGATGATGATTTTGGATTTACAACAAATATACAAAATTTTACAGATGGTAAAAAGTATAATACAACAACCGATAGTGATGAATAAATAGTAACATGGCAATAAATAAAGTAGGATCAAAAGGTATAGTAGATTGTTCAGTCGCAGCGGCAGACTTTGCGCCTGGTACAGTCACAAGTGTTAAACTCGCTGACGATGCAGTCACAAACGCAAAATTATCTAATTCATCACTTACAGCATCAGGTACATCTGTTGCATTAGGTGCCAGTATCACTTTAAATAATGCTTTTATAGATTGGCAGTCAAAAGTCACTTCTGATGGTAGTACAGTTACAACAATGGTTGCAGGTCGTGGTTATTTTGTTGATAACTCTAGTGCCGCAGGTATTGTTAAATTACCAATATCTGCTTCTATAGGCGATACTGTTGTAGTAAAAGATTATGCTGGTAATTTTAGTACAAACAATCTTACAATACAAAGAAACGGTCATAATATTCAAGGTATAGCAAATGATTCATCAATAGAAACTAATCGTGCTAGTATAGTATTAGTTTATGTTGATGCCACAAAAGGTTGGTTATATACAGATGAACATAATGTTGCTGATTTACAAAAAAATCAATTTACAAGTGCTACAGGTGGTACAGTAGCAACATCAGGTGATTTTAAAATTCATAGTTTTACAGGTGATGGTAACTTCGTAGTTAGTCAGGTAGGAACTGGTACAGGTCCAAATACAGTAGATTATCTTGTAGTTGCTGGTGGAGGAGCAGGAGGATATGACCAAGGCTCTGGTGCTGGTGCTGGTGGTTATAGAGAGGCTAAAACAGGTGACAACGGAACTCATAATGCAAGTCCTCTAGCAACTCCAACAGGTATAACTCTAACTGCAACGACTTATCCGATTACAGTAGGTGGTGGTGGATCAGCCCCTGGTAATGGTTCTAATTCAGTATTTTCAACTATTACCTCTGCTGGTGGAGGTGGTGGTAAAGGTGCTGGAGGTAATGGTAATTCAGGTGGATCAGGATCAGGTGGTGGGGGTCAAAGTACAGGAACAGGTGGCTCAGGTAACACACCTCCCGTAAGTCCTCCTCAAGGTCAAAATGGTGGTAATGGTGCGATTATTCCTGGTTGTAGTCAAGCCTCAGGTGGAGGCGGAGGCGCTGGTGGAGCTGGTGGTAACTCTGGTGGTACATCTAACGCAAAAAGTGGTGGCGCTGGTGGAAATGGTACTCCGTCAGAAATTTCAGGTTCAGCAGTAACAAGAGCAGGTGGTGGTGGAGGTGCCGCTGGAGGCCCAGGAACTTCAGGTGGGGGCGCAGGCCCTGGTGGGGGCGCTGCAGGTACAATAAATTCTGCTGCAGGTAACAATGGTACTGCAAATACAGGAGGTGGCGCTGGAGGTGCTGGTAATCCCCCTACTGCTACAGCGGGTTCTGGTGGTAAAGGAATTGTTATAATACGATATAAATTTCAATAGGGAAACATTATAAATAATATAAAAGAGAATTAACATGGCACTAACAAAAGTAACAAGATCAGGTATAACAGATAATTCCGTCAACGCTGCCAAGATAGAAGACGGCACTATTGTTGACGCTGATATTACTCCAGGAACAATTACTAACGCTAAACTAGCGGGTAGTATCGCTAACGATAAACTAGCAAACTCATCTATTACAATCAACGGTTCAGCAATATCACTAGGTGGATCAACGAGTGTTGGTAATATTGTTTGGCAATCAGTCATAGTATCAGATGGTAGTACAGTGACAACAATGGTCGCTGGAAGAGGATACTTTGTTAATAACACAAGTGCCGCAGGTATAGTTAAATTGCCTGCTGGTGGAACTGCAGGTGACACAATAGCGATTAAAGATTACGCTGGTAATTTTGCTACAAACAAATTAACCATTCAAAGAAATGGTCATAATATTCAAGGTCTCGCTAATGATTCACAAATAGGAACTAATAGAGCTTCAATTGTTTTAGTTTACATTGACGCTACAAAAGGTTGGTTATACACTAACGAATCAAATGTTGGTGGCTTAACAAAACCTCTTTTTACAGAAGCAACTGGTGGCACTATCACAACATCAGGCGATTACAAAATTCATACTTTTACAGGTGACGGTAACTTTGTCGTACCACAAGTAGGTAATAGCTCATTAACTCCCACAGGAGGACCTGCTACTGTTTCTTATTTAGTTGTTGCTGGTGGTGGACAAGGTGCAGGAGGTTTTAGAGAAGGTAGAGATATATCTCCTTCTTATACAGCTTCACCTTTAGTTAATTCATCAGGTTTAACAATCACAGCACAAACTTATCCAATTACAGTAGGTGGTGGTGGATCAGCACCTTCTGCAAGAGGAAGTAATTCTGTATTTTCAACTATTACATCTACTGGTGGTGGAGGAAGAAGTCCCTCGGTATCTCCAGGTGGTTCTGGAGCCGGCGCAGGTGCACCAGGTTCAGGTGTAGGAACAGGAAATACTCCTCCTGTCAGTCCTCCTCAAGGAAATAATGGAGGACCAGCCTCAAATGGACAATCTTGTGGAGGCGGAGGTGGAGCGACTGAAGTAGGCCAACCAAATAACGGACCAAATAATCCTGGTGGCAGAGGTGGAGCTGGAGCAACAACACATATTACAGCAAGTCCAGTAGCTTACGCAGGCGGTGGTGGTGGTGGTGCTAATGGTCCTTTAGGCCTTTCCGGAGGAGCTGCTAGTCCTTGTGGAACTGGTGGAAGAGGTAATGGAAATGGAGGACCTGCTAATAACGGAACTGCAAATCGTGGTGGTGGAGGTGGATCTGGATCTTCTGCATCAGGTGGTTCAGGAATTGTAGTCATAAGATACAAATTTCAGTAGTTTTAAAACTGTTATATATATTATTGTGAATTAAGGAATTGAAAAATGAATTTGAAAAACTATTATTATTATTTTCAATCAGCTTTACCTCCTAAATTATGTGATGACATAATTAAATATGGCACAACTCATAATGCAGAAATGGCTGTTACAGGTGGTGTTGAAAAAGAAGATGGTTCAAGTAGAAGAGCTGATGGTTCTCTAAAAAAATCAGTAATCAATAACATACAAAAGAAAAGAAAGTCCGATATTGTTTGGTTAAGCGATAGATGGATTTATAAAGAAATACACCCTTACATACATCAAGCAAATAAACTAGCTGGTTGGAACTTTGATTGGGACTGGTCAGAGTCTTGTCAGTTTACAAAGTATGGTGTAGGTCAATACTATGGTTGGCATTGTGATAGTTGGACACAACCATATGATAGATCAAAACAAAAAAATGAACAAGGTGTTTTGCCACCAGATCATGGTAAGATAAGAAAGTTATCAGTAACTGTTTCATTAAATGACCCAAGTGAATATGAAGGTGGTAATTTAGAATTTGATTTTAGAAACGACCACGATTGGGAAAGAAATAAAAAATCATCAATAAAAGCTTGTACCGAAATTAGACCAAGAGGATCAATCATAGTGTTTCCAAGTTTTTGTTGGCATAGAGTTGCGCCAGTAACTAAAGGAACAAGGTACTCACTAGTAATGTGGAATTTAGGTTACCCTTTTAGATAATGTATATATAAGTGATAGGAGAAAAAATGAAAAAAGATATTATGCAAACAGATTGGTATTTTTCCACACCTGTATATTCCATAATGAAACCAGAGTGGTTAAAACCAGCAATTAAAGCGACAGATAAATTTATAGATGCGGCGTATAAAAGAGAAGCGCCAATTCTAAAAGAAAGAAAAAAGTTTTTAGGTAATAAAGACTATCTAAAAGTCAAAGACCATGGAATGAGTTACCACTCTACACCTTTAAATGGCGATCCAGGATTAAAAGAATTAGAACAATATGTAGGCGCAACCTCTCTAAACTTATTAGATGAGTGGGGTTACAACATGGAAAAATACAAAATGTTTTTTACAGAATTTTGGGTACAAGAATTTTCTAAAAATGGAGGTGGTCATCATAGTACACACGTTCATTGGGATAATCATATATCAGGATTTTACTTTTTAAAATGTTCAGATAAAACATCTATGCCTGTTATGCATGATCCAAGAGCTGGAGCAATGATGACAAAGTTACCTCAAAAAGATGGAACTAAAATATCACCAATGTCAGATCAATTACATTATAGACCTAAACCTGGTATGTTAGTATTTTTTCCTGCGTATGTACCACATGAATTTTCTGTTGATATGGGTATAGATGATTTTAGATTTATTCATTTTAATTTACAAGCAGTGAGAAATGATATAGTAGGTAATAAATGAGTAAGGCAAAATTTAAAAAAAATAATTTTCTAGTAATTAAAGAGGCGGTTGATCCTAAAATCGCTAATTTTGTTTACAATTATTTTTTAATGAAAAGACAGGTTACTAAAACTCTTTTTGATTTTAGATATATCAATCCGTATAATGATGACTATGGTACTTGGAAAGATGAACAAATTCCTAATACATATTCACATTATGCTGATATTGCAATGGAAACTTTACTACTTCAAGTCCAACCTAAAATGGAAAAACTTACAGGTATAAAATTAAACCCTACTTATTCATATGCTCGTATATACAAAATGGGTGATGTATTACATAGACATAAAGATAGATTTAGTTGTGAGATTTCAACAACAATGAATCTTGGTGGTGATGAATGGCCGATTTATTTAGAGGCAAAGAAAAATGTTGGACTACCTGACGATGGGTTTCCTGCTAAAACAGATAATAAAGGAACAAAAGTTACATTAAAACCAGGTGATATGTTAGTTTACAAAGGTATGATACTTGAACATTGGCGTGAGCCATTTATCGGACAAGACTGTGCTCAAGTTTTTTTACATTACAATAATCAATTTTCTCCTGGAGCAGACGATAATATATTTGACCAAAGACCACACCTTGGTTTACCAAACTGGTTTAAAGGTAAAAAAATAGACTCATAAATAGTATTATGAGTAAATTAGAAGAAAAGGTAAACGAGATATTAGGTATAGATAAGCCTGAGCCTACCAAAGAAATAGTTAAACAAGAATTTAAACCAGCAGTTCCTCGTAAAGAAGATGATAAGAAAGCTGATGTAGATAATGACTACAAGTATAGTAGAGAAAATTATTATAATCTTATTGAAAGAGGACAAGAAGCAATAGAAGGTATACTAGATATTGCGAGAGAGGGTCAACACCCTAGAGCTTATGAAGTCGCTGGTCAATTAATAGGACAAGTAGGACAAACAGTAGATAAACTACAAGACTTACAAAAAAAACTTAAAGACTTAAAAGAGTTACCTAAAACAGCAAATGCCAATATAAAAAACGCATTGTTTGTAGGATCAACAGCTGAATTACAAAAGATGTTAAATAAAAAATCTGTTGAGACAAATGTAGAGCGTAAAAAAGAAAATGAAAACTTTGAAGGCAAGAATATCACACCCGAAAAAACAGATACTAAAGATTAGTGATTTATCTTATAATCAACACTATCACAAGTATAATGTTAAATTAGATCAAGGCGTAGATAAAATAATTGACATTATGGAAAAACCTATTGAGGTATTTAAACATAAGATAAGTGAAACACCAAGAATGGGTGTAGGTGGTAAACCATATACTGAAAAATCTTATAGTGTTCAAGTAGGTGGTCAAAGGGTAACAAGAGCTGTTCAATTAGGTTATACTCACATAGAGGCTATTGTATATGAATGAACATAGTTTTTCATTAGAAAGTATGATCGGTGGTTGGTATATACCTGAAAGGGTGTGTGACGACTTGATAGATTATTTTGAAGATAATAAAAATCGTCACATTAAAACAAATACGATTGTAGGTAAAAAAGATGTGGTAGATGATACTAGAATGACTTTGGACAAATATAATAAACCAAAGCCATTTGAAAACTATCTTACACATTTAGATAAATGTTTAAAAGAATATGTTAAGAGATATGAGTTTAGTAATAAGGTTGCTAACTTTTTTTTATCTAAACATACTAACTTACAAAAATATAACCCTGGCCAAGGTTATTTCAAATGGCACTTTGAAGACAATGTTATTGGTAAACGGCATTTGGTCTTTATGACTTATCTTAATGATGTAGATGATGGTGGTACAGAATTTAAGTATCAAAATATAACTACACCAGCAAAGAAAGGTTTAACATTAATATGGCCTACTCATTGGACACATACACATAGAGGTCAAGTGAGTAATACAAAAACAAAATATATAACTACAGGTTGGTTTGATTTTTATGAGTAGTAACGATGCATATCTAGGAAACCCAAATTTAAAAAAGGTTAACACACCTGTTGAATTTTCTAAAGAAGAAATATTAGAATATCAAAAATGTGCTGGTGACCCTTTATACTTTATGGAAAACTATGTTCGTATTGTATCACTTGATGAAGGTCTAGTGCCTTTTAAGATGTATGGTTTTCAAAAGAAAATTGTACAAACAATACACGAAAATAGATTTACCATTTGTAAGTTACCTAGGCAGTCAGGCAAATCAACAACAACAATATCATACCTATTACACTATGCTTTGTTTAACCCTAACTCAAACATAGCAATACTTGCTAACAAATCATCTACGGCTAGAGACATATTAAGTAGATTACAACTTGCTTATGAAAACTTACCTAAATGGTTACAACAAGGTATCATAAATTGGAACAAAGGTAATATAGAATTAGAAAACAAATCTACCATAGTCGCAGCGGCAACTTCATCATCAGCCATTCGGGGTGGTTCTTATAATATAATATTCCTTGATGAGTTTGCTTTCGTTCCAGCTAATATATCTGATATGTTTTTTAGTTCAGTATATCCTACAATATCATCTGGTACAAAAACAAAATTAATTATCGTATCTACACCACATGGTATGAATCAGTTTTATAAGATATGGACAGATGCGACTAATAACAAAAATGATTATATACCAGTTGAGGTTCATTGGTCAGAAGTACCAGGTAGAGATCAAAAGTGGAAAGAAGATACGATTAGAAACACAAGTGAAGAACAGTTTTCACAAGAGTTTGAGTGTGAGTTTTTAGGTAGTGTAGATACTTTAATCTCACCAGCTAAAATTAAAAATACAGTTTACATAGACCCATTACAATCTAAAGGTGGACTGCGTATGTTTAAGAGACCTGATAAAGATAGACTGTATGTTTGTACTGTTGACGTAGCCAGAGGAACAAACAAAGACTACTCTGCATTTATAATATTTGATGTCACAAAAATAGGTGATAAGATAAACTATGAAGTAGTGGCGACATATAAAAACAATGAGGTTAAACCATTTGTTTTTCCAAATATAGTGGCGCAAACTTGTAAGGCGTATAACGAAGCGCACATATTAGTTGAGGTTAACGATTTAGGTCAGGCCGTATCAGAGGCGATGCACTATGAGTTAGAATATCCTAATATATTGATGACTACTCA